GTCTTGGGCTTGGACACCTTGATGCCGTACACCTTGCGCCCCTGCACAGCGGATGCGCCGATGTACTTGCCGGAGCCGCCCAGATCCTGCAGGTGCACCGGGGTCTGCCACTCCATGACGCGGTGGCACCAGTTGGGGTGGCCGCAGATGAACTCGGTGGTGGTTTTCTTGCTGGCCACGCGGGTGGTGTTCTCAAAATCCATGTTGTTGGACTCATACACCGCAAAGCCCGCAATCTGACCCACCGCACCGGTCTGCACCAGCTGCTGGGACAGGTCACCCTGCTTGATGAACTTGTCATCCTGCATGAGGATCTCCAGATACTCAGGGCTGACGATCATAAAGCGGCCGGTCTGGGGCACGCCGTTGCGGCTCAGGGTGCGCTTGGCGGCCAGAGCCTCTTTGTAGGCGGTAGAAGCGGTGCAGGCGGTCTTGGTGGCGCTGATGGTAGCACCGGTTGCACTCTGCAGCGCCTCGATGGACTTCTTGTCGATGGACAGGGCCATGGAGTAGGCGGCGCTGTCCAGACGCTCGGCGGTGATGCCGTCGGGCACGGATGCAGCGTCAAAGCCGTCGATGATCTCATTGACAGCCTCGTCGTTGTCGATGTCCAGATCCAGATAGGTGGTGGTGCCGGCATCGGCATCCACGCCGTTTGCCTTGTCGTATGCCTTGACGGCCACCTCGGTGTCACGCACCGGGATCTTGACCTTGCCGGCCTTGGGGCTGCCCTCGTAGCGGGTGTTGAAGATCGCACCGTCACGGGTGACCAGAGTGGCCCGCAGCTTTGCGTCTACCAGAGCGGAATACCGCTCCTGATTTGCATGTGCCATGTTGAACTCCTTTCGTTTTACAGGTTCAGTTCGGGATTCAGGGACTTAAAGGCGGCTTCCACACCATTGGATTCGTTGGCGGGCGGTGCGCCATGCTCAGCGCCGGTAGAGACCACGGCCACGCCGGCGGCACCGTCTTCACCAAAGGCCCAGGGGTTGGCCTTGGCAGCGTCGTCCAGAGCCTTGTCAATGTCGGCGCTGCGGTCCTTGGAGCCCTTCAGAGCGTCCAGATCCAGCAGGGCACGCACCGCCTTGACGCTGCGGCCCTTCTTGCCCAGGATGGCAGTGTTCAGGGCGCTGTCAAAGGCAAAGCCGTCCGCCTGGGCCTTCATGTCCGCCTGCAGCTTGGTCAGCTCGGCCTCGTACTCCTCGGGCTTCTTCTTGCCTTCAAAGGCTTTCAGGCCGTCCTGGGCGGTCTTGAGCTGGGCGTTTGCGTTGTCCAGCTGGGCCTGCAGGGCAGTGGCGGCGGCCTTTTCGCGGTTGACGTCGTTGCCGTTCTCCTGCATGATCCAGTTCAGCTGTTCCTCGGTAATGCCGGGGATCTTGTTCTTCACATCTTCACGTTTCATGGTGGAAAAGCTCCTTTCTGTGGGGAAAACCTCGGTTTGGTGACACGGTTCTCCGTCCGTGTTCGGTTGTGGGCGGGGTACGCGCCGCCCGCCGCTATGGCTGCTCCCGACATTTGTGTCGGGAACATGGCACCGTTTGCAGGGATCGAACCTGCCGCTTCCGGTTTTGGAGACCGGCGCTCTGCCAACATGAGCTAAAACGGCATGAAAAAAGCACGGTGCGGTCTGCATCGTGCTTGATATCGACTAAAACAGGGGTGTTTTAGCCGGTGTTACTTTTTGGGGTGCGGGTGTGGCGTGTATTTATCGTCCTGCGCGGTCTGAATTGCAGATACGATCATGAAAAACAGCCGGGCACCGTTCAGCAGAACGATCTCCAGCAGCGCAAGGATCATCAAAACAACAAGAACCGTAGTAACCATAGTGTACCTCCTGAAAAATGGGTAAAAGAAAACCACCGTCCGGGTGGATGGTGGTTAGTAATCGCGGAAGGGGCAGGCTTCGCAGATCTTCTTCCAGTTCTGCTTTACCTTGAACCGGGCAGGAATACAGCGGTCGATAACGCCTTGATTAGATTGACAATCGCCGGGTTCAATCCAATCATCTACCAGTGGACACTTGACACTGGCCGCTGTGCCGTTCTTGTCTGGTCTATACTCTACATTACCCAAGAATGCCATTTTTCTTCATCTCCTCAATCAAGGCAGTGGTGTTTTCATCAAATTCAGCACGGCTGTATGCGGTACGGATTTCGTGCTTTATTGTATTTACGTAGGCGGCACCTTCTGTACCATAATACCGTTCAAATTGACCGTTCCAAACTGAGACAGAAATCTTTGCATTTCGGATGTATTGCTTTGCCTGTTCTTCGCTGACGCGATGCTCCCGCTCTGCGTTGATGTGAGCATCATCGAAGGTCAAGGCGTCTACATTGATTTTGGTCGGTTCAAGATGGATAACGGCAGCTTTCGGCAGCTTTGCAGCAGTGCGAAGGTTCTCTATGATTATAGCATCTTTCTGCTGCTTTTCATAGTCCTTCGCCGCCCAATTCGCCCTGCTGGCTTCGCTCCTGCCGAACTTCGGCACGCTGACACGGGCACTGTCCACCCGCCCGCCGGTGGCCTTAGCAAACTCGCTCAGGCTCTGGCGGGCTGCTTTCAGGCGCACGGCGCTGTCGGTGGTGTCAGACCCGGCGGCACTCTCGGCCAGATACCGCTTCTTCCATTTGCGCACGTTCCGCTCCCGGGCACGCTGCATCTGGTTGACCTCGTACTGGGTGTACAGTTTGCCGTTGTACTCGATGTTCCGGGCGTTCAGCTCCTGCAGGCTCTCCTCCGTCCAGGTGGGCGGGTCGCCCAGCTCAGGGAATACGGCAAAAAAGGTGTGGCGGCAGTTCCAGCCGCAAAGCCCAGCGCCGGTTCCGTAGCCGGTGGCCTGCTCAAAGTCCGGGTAATGCTTGCCCAGGTAGTCCACAGCCCCGCCCCGATGGAAGCGCCGACCCTGCCACTCGGCGTGACTGGGGCGGGCACCACCGTGGGCGCTGGTCTCAACGAACTCCACGTTCATTTCGTCCATGCGGGCTTCCTGCAGCTTGCCTGCGGTCTGGTTGACACCGGTCAGCACCGCCCGGCGGGCCGCAACTTCCAGCGAATCTGTGTGGCCGCTGGGGTAAGTGATCTCCGGCATCTCGTCTGCAAGGCTGTCCACAGCCTGCTTGACGGCGGTTTTGTAGTCAAAGGCACCTGTGGCCACCTTGCCCCAGGCGACATCCAGCGTGCGCTCAAAGGCCCCGGAGACGGTGTTGGCCGTTGTGGCCGTGAGGTTCCGCCATGTGCCGCAGGTCTGCCGGGCACCGGCGTTGAGCAGGTTGTTCAGGGCCGCGCTCTCTTCAAAGGGTGTGGGCTCGAGGTTGTAGTGGTAATAGATGGCATCTTCCCGCTCCATGGCTTCGGTGGCAGCCTCTTTGAGCAGCCTGCGGATGGTGGCTTCGCTCTTGCCGCTGTACTTTGCCAGCAGCTTGACCACGTTCTCCCGCACCGCCTCGGTCTGCTGGTAGCGCCACAACTGCCAGTCGGCCGTTTCGGTGAGGGTACCCATTTTGCCGATGCGCCGGGCGACATCCTGTAAGATCTCATCCTCGACCTGCTGCGCCAGCTGCACAAAGGCATCCGGCATGGCATCGAGGTAGCTCGGCGGCAGCATCAGGCACCTCCGAAGGTGAGCTGCTCATCGGTCTGGCTGTCAGCCTTGGCCTCTGCCGCCCACTGGTGGGCCTCGTCCTCGCTCAGACCATACCGGGCGGACAGATACCGGCAGCGGGGCACAAGCCCTGCCAGAGCGTCCTCCCGCAGCTGTGCGGTGCGCTCCTGCTCGCTGACAATGTAGCTGTCGTCCCAGTTGACCGAGATGCTGGTGTCCGGGTCCACATCTGCACCCAGCAGGTTCTTTGCCGCCCACAGGATGGCCCGCAGAATGCCGATCAGTGCCGTCTCAATGGGGATCTGGTTTTTGTTGGCGTTCTGCACAAGGTCCTGTCGGCTGCCGGTGTACTCGGTGGCGGTGGCCACCTTGCCCAGCTCAAAACTGTAGCGGTGGCAGCCAAGCCCGCACTTGAAGCTCATCATGTCCAGAGCGTCCTGCACGGCCCGGTGGTTGTCCTCGGTGCGCAGGTCGGGGTTGTACTCCCGCCATGCGGCCGGCTGGTCGATGCTGCCTTCCGGTGCGGGCAGCTCGTAGAAGATCTGGCGGTGAACGGCATCCGGCGGCACAGCGTGCTCCACACCGTCCTTGTCCACCCACTTTTTGCACATGGAGCGGTCATAGAAAATTTTCTTGCCGCCTAGGCGGAGGTCCTGCCGGTAGTTGTCAAAGGCGTAATCCGCCATCTGGGCTGCGTCCAGCGCCTCGGAAAAGACGCTCATACCCAGCCCCATGCCGCCGTCGATGTTTTTGGCGACAGCCGGGCTGAACAGGCTGAACCATGCCGGCGCGCCGGTGACCGTGATGTGCTCCACCATGCCCGGCGGGGTCTTGGCCTTGGCAAATTTCGGCGTGCCGGAAACATCGTCCATCACCTCGAACCATTCATTCGTGATGGTCCGTTCGCCGCCCTTGCAGGTGTGGGTCTGCAGATAGACGGCGGGCTTACCGCCCATCACGCACTCGGACACAAAGGCGGCCTCGGTCACCACGCCCCGCTCCACGCTGATGGGCAGGATGCAGCAGGCGGGGTCATAGTCCAGCTGAATGCGCCCCTGCGGCGAGGGCAGGGCGTTCCCGGCGGCATCCACCGTCAGGCCTTCCACACTCAGCACAAAAGCACCGGTGCCGGACCAGTAGGCCTGCTCCACCAGCTTGTTGGCATTCTCCCAGAAATGCAGCTGCCGCAAAAGGCCGCCGGTCTGCTGCTCATCACTGCCCAGCAGGTAGGCGGCACTCTTTGCGTCGCCGATCTGGAAGGTGGTCTTATCGTTGAGCAGCAGGTTTGCCCAGTCCTCGCAGACATGTTTCGGCATCCGCAGGGAAGCCAGACGCCGGGAAATGACGCTGCCGTCCGGGGCGTCCTCCTTCTGGTCGTGGATGTCGGGAACATCGCCCTTCCACCATTGCCGCCAGACTTCAATGTTGCCGTAATAATCCGCATCCAACTGCAGATGTTTGGTTTTGTTCAGATATTCGATAAAGGCCGAAACGTTCATCTTGCAGTCAGTCTCCTGTAATCACGCTCAATGGTGTACTCAAAGGCGTCGAGGGTGTCAATGTCGGTGGTGCCGTCGTCCAGACGCTCGTCCACGCCGGGGCGCTTCTGGCTCCACAGGGCGCTTGCAAGGGCGTCCCGCAGGGTGGCGGCCTCCGGCATATACCAAAAGCGCCCGCCGCCCATGAGAATGGACGTCAGGCGGATGCGGTCGATAATCTGAATTTTTGCGGAGTTATTCACCCGGTCGGCCAGCCAGTACAGTTTAGAGGCCCGCAGCCGGGTGCGGATGTGGTTGATCAGCGTCTGCTCGGCGCTGTCACAGAACATGTAATGGATCTCGCCGTACCGTGCGAACACGGCGGTGCAGAACTCAATGAGCTGCGCGGCGAGGAAGTCTGCATCCTGATTCTTCGGGTCGATGCGGGCGGAAGCCAGCCCCACGACACCCGCATAGTACGGCAGGATGCCGGTGGCCACGAAGGCGTGCCAGGAGCCGTTGCCGCCGAAGTCCACCCCGATGTGCACCCGCCACGGCTTGCAGGGCTTGTTTGCGGGCCAGAGGAAGCGGGTGTCACCCTTGCCAATGCTTTCGGCAAAGGGCTTGTAGATGATGCCTTCAGCCGCCACCCAGCGCCCCAGCACATAGCGGTCATAAAACACGCCTGTGAAGGACTGCTCATACCGCTGGATGGTCTCTTCGGACAGTCCGGGGTTGTCTCGCAGCACAAAATGGATGTGCTGGGCGTTGATCTCGCCCTTGTCTGCCTTTTTGATCCAGTCGGTGTAGAACCAATGGGACGGCGCTGCCGGGTTGCAGGAAAACCAGACCTTTGCCCCTGTGACAGAGCAGCGGATCATGGCCTGGTCCACGAACGAACGCGGCTGCAGAACGACCTCATCAATCAGGCATCCCGCCAGCGTGCGGCCTTGAATCAATGCATAGCTGCTTTCATCCTTGCCGCCGAACACCTCAAACACGTTGGTGACGCTGCCCTTGGAAATGGTCATGGTCTTGTCGGTGCGGCTCCACTTGATGCGGTAGCTCTTCCGGGCGTACTGCATCGCCATGTAAGGCTGCACGATGTTCTTGGTTGCGCTGTCCACGGTCTTGCCGCAGATGCCGAAGCGCCTGCCGCTGAACCGCTCCATGGCATCATCCACAAAGCCCACCATCATGAGGGAAGTCTTGCCGGAACGCACAGCACCGTCACAGATCAGGTAGCTGTAATCCGAAAGCCGGAACTGCAGAATCTGAAGCTGCTTCTCACCCAGTGCCATGCTTGCCCTCGCTCAATTCAAACAGCGCCTTGCTCAGATCGTCCACCGGCGTCTCCTCGTCCAGCACGGCGGCCTGATCCTTGGGCTTGTCATTCCAGCCGAAGTTCGCCCGCAGGCTGAACTGTGCGCCGTTGGTGCCGTCCCGGTCGAACAGCCGCTCCTCGGCGTACTGCTCACAGCGGGCCTTTGCGCGCGTAATCGTGTTTACAAATTCGGCCTTGCCTTGATATTCCAGCAGCGATTTACGGGATGCAAACCCCAAAGCCAGCGCCAGACCCGTCACGGTGGGCGGGCGCTGGTGCAGATAGATCTCATTGCCGTGCTTGTCCAGAACCGGGCCGTTTTCGTCCTGCATCAGCTCGCCCTCGCAGTCCGCAAAGTAAGCGTCGATTTTGGTCTGCATCTCTGCAGCAGTTTTGTATTTCGGCGGTGCGCCCACCGGATTTTTCTTCTTGTAGGCCACCGCCACCACCTCTCTAAACTCATGCAAAAGAAAAACCGCCCGGAAATCCGAACGGTCAAAATATTAAAATAAGCAGCACCCAATACATTCAGTTCGTTGGACAACGTCAAACGGGCGGGTGCTGCTGCATCCGGAACTTTCGCGGCCGGATGCCCCGCTATTGCGCGGCCCCCTCTAGGGTGCGCAAGTGGTGTGCCTGGCGGGGCTCGAACCCGCGGCCCCCGGATTAAAAGTCCGGTGCTCTACCAGCTAAGCTACAAGCACAGAAAGCCGCCCTTGGAATCGAACCAGCCGTGTCTACACACATGCGCTGCGCTCCAAATTGCGCTCAGGCGGTCATATAAAAGCCGGTATGTTTCCATACCGGTGAATCTGACGCACATCCGGCCGGAAAAGCCTGAAACCGGCTTGTGGATTCTATGGCCTCCGACGGCGTGCGGAGGTTCGACGAGGAAGGGAAGGAAAGAACCTTTCTCCCTCACACGCCAGCCAAAAGTGGGGATGGGCCCATGCGTCAGGGAAGCACCGCCTACGGGGTCGGCGGCAAACTGGTGTTCCGGGACGGATTTGAACCGCCTGCTTGCTGCTTCAATAGGCTGCTGCTCTCCCTGTTGAGCTACCGGAACATAGAAGCAGCCCGCGCGCCGCGTGGTCAAGCAGCGGGGACACGGTGCGGAGACTGCGTAGATCGGTTTGCCTTTACGGCTTTGCCGATGGTACAATTCAACCACAGAGTTTGCTGCCCTGTAAATGCCGCTGGGCGTAAAAAACAGGGCGCTTCAGGTTGTGCGGATTGCACAAATCAACTAAGATTCAGCTCGGTTACGACCTCGGCAAGCTGATGCAGACCGGCAGAAATCGCGTGGGAGACTTTTTCAGGGCCGGAATAGCCGACCATCGGCGCAATGTCTGCCTGCTTTTTTCCCTCGACGTAATACAGGATCAGGCAGCGGCTGCGCTTGATGGACGCCGGGTCTGCATGGAGCATGTAGGCCACTTCAATGGCTTCCTTCTGCATCTCGGCGTACTGGCATTTCAGCTCGGCAAGGTGCTGCTCGGCATCCATGGCAGCATCGCTGTTGCGGCCTACCTTGTCGCTGGTGCCGGAGCGGCCCGGTGCGCCGGATGTGCCGGATGTGGTCGTGGTGGCGGCATTCCGCAGGCTTGCAATGTGCTCTTGCTGCTGGCAGATCCGTGCCCGCATTTTCGGCAGGCGTTCAAACCACGCCCGCAGCTGCTGCACATTGCTGGCTTCGCCCGGCTTTGGTTCGTCGCTCTCAGGTGTCCATTTGCGGATCATGCGTTGTCCTCCATTTCTTCCAGCTTCCTCAGCAGCCCGTCCACGTCATACCGCCAGTGCACCCGCAGCTGGTGCTGCTCCACCTCGATGCCGTGCAGGGCGGCCCACTGCCACGGAATACTTTTGCGGGTCTGGGTCCGCAGAAAGTCCAGCACGGCGCTTGCGGGCACCGCAAAGGTGCGGTCCACCTTGCCACGGTAGTTGATGACCACATGGGCTGTCTGGCCCCTGTAGGCCGCCGCAGCGGCCATGTCGGTGATGTGCTTCAGCTTGTGGTATTTCTGTTTGTCTCGGTCGAACCGGCCCAAAATCTTTTCTAACGGGATGCTGGGCGTCTCGATGGTCTTTAACTCGAAATAGTGGTGCATGGGGTAGCGGTAGACGTCAAAGTCACAGATGTTGTCAATGGAAAAGCTCAGGCTCTCGTTGCCGCCGTAGTAGCTGGCGGCGCTGTCCTTCAGGCGGTAGCACCACGCATCCGACGGCATGGATTTCTTCCAGTCCGCTTCAAACTGTTTTCCGGTGTTCAAATCCTTCTCCTTTCGGTACAGCTGCCGGAGGGCGGCCCCGGCGGTGGGGTCCGGGTAGTATTCAGAGTTCCGGTACATGGGGGTCGTCCCCCTTTGCTGTGCTCTTCTTCAGCCGCTTCAGGCTCTGTTCAATGGGCGTGGTCAGGAAGTCGTTCCCGCCGGGCTCCGGTCGGCTCACGGGCCGGTTTCGTCCGCTCCCGACGGGATGGGCTTTCCGGTAGTCCTCCACCGAGTGGTACTTGCCGGCCTCTGCCTTCTGCAGCGCTGTGCGCACATAGGCCCAGCTGTGGCCGCCCAGATCCGCGCACCTGCCGATCACGGCAGACACCAGCTCATAGCCCAGCCGGTCGGCGTATTCTGTCAGCTCGGCCTTGCCTTTGCCGTTCAGCTTGCCGACGCTGCTCTCGAACTCTATCACAAGGGGCTGTGTCGTCGTCCTCGTCCGGGTCGGCTGCGCAGCAGACGAGGACTTGTTAGCTTGTTGGTTGGTTATAATGGTTAAGTTGTTGTCGGTCGCCTGTCGGTTGCCTGTCACCTGCCTGTCACTTTGCCTGTCACCAGCAACGATGGATGTATAATTATTGATTGATATGACGCTGTATTTTGACCCGGTTTTGACTGTCAGATACCCTGTCACCTGTAGGTGCTCCAGAGCCGTCCGGACATTCCGGACGCTCAAACCGAGCTGTTTTGCGAGCTGTGACTGGCTGGTGACCAGCTCACCGGGGTGGATCGTGATGCCCTGCCATTGCTTCTCCTGCCAGTTTGCGGTAAGCAGCAGGTGGAAGAACAGCCGGGCGGTGTTGGGCTCGGTGTACCATTCCCACTCGGTCAGGCCGCGGGGAAAGGCTACGAACCCGCGTGTCGGGTCAATGCCCACGGCCGGACCTCCTTTCTGTGAGACGGGTTAAAACGGCAGGTCATCGGTGTCTTCGATGAGGGCGTCGTCTGCGGGAAGGTCTGCGGCGGGTGCTGTTGCACTGCGGGTCGCATAGTCGGCAAGGTGCTCACCGGGGTACATCTGGCCGCCCTGCAAAGAGGTCTGCACAGGGGCCGGGGCCGGAGGCGGGTCAAAGGGCGTTGCCTCCTCGGTGGGGGACATCTCCGGCACGGCAGGGGCAGCCATCATATCGGCCAGCGTCTGCATCCACCGGAAGGTCACCAGCCCGCCGGGTTGGATGTCATCAGCGTCCACGTTGTAATAGGTCTTGCCGTTGTATTCGCGGCTCTTCAGCTCCCGCGCATAGACCGTGACATAGTCGCCCTTCTGCAGCATCCCGTCCCACTGCTCCAGCCCGTGCCAGACGTTTACCTGCACATACAGGCCCTCCCAGTTCCCGGCGGCGTTCTTCACGCTGTGGACCTTGATGTCAAACTTGAGCACCTGTTTCTGGCCGGCATTCCGGATCTCCGGATCCTTGGCGAGGGTGCCATGGAGCAGCACCCCGGTGCTCGTCTTGATGATCATGCGTCCTCACCTCCGGCAAAGGGGTCGTCAGCGGGTTCGTCGGCATCCTCCACGGCAGCGGTGTCCCGGATGCGGGTCCAGCGGGGAGAAGGGGCCGCATCATCCAGCTCCCGTGCCGTGCCCTCGGCATCCACCCGGACGGGCACTTCACTCTCATCGTACAGGGTGCCGAAGGTGGACGGAAATGCCTCCCGCAGAGCATGCACCAGGGCCACCTTACGGATCATGGTGGCCTTCTTGCCCTTCCAGAGGGATTTGCCGGTGTCGTACTCGGCCAGCTTCACCTCCTCGTAGCTGGGGCGGGTGCGGTCTTTCCGGTAGACCTTGGCCCAGCCGCCCAGAAGCTCCTCGCCCTCATAGACGATGGAACCCTCCCGGTGGTCCAGCTGCCCGGCTTCCGTGTCCAGCACGATGATGCCGGCCTCAAAGCCGTCAAAGGCCGGGTGCCGTTCGGCCATCTGCATGTAACAGTTCTTGCCCAGGACGATGGTGCTGGGGGTGTCCTCGCTGTTGTTGTCGTAGTGGATCAGATAGGCCTCTTTTGTGAAGGGGTTCAGCCGGTACTGCTTGCAGGTCTCCAGAAAGATCTTGCACTCGGCGTCGGTGGCCTTGGCGCAGATGAAGTTGCGCACGTCGGCAAAGCTGACCGTGAAATGCTGGCCGTCTGCGGCGGTGATCTCCACCGGCACGGACGGGGAAGCGGCCTGCAGGGCCGTGCTCTGGGCGGCGCGCTGCTGCATGGCAGCCATGCGGGATGCGGTGCCCTGGACCGGGGCAGAAGCGGGTGCGGACGTGGTGGGCGCAGATGCGCCGTTGCGAGTGAATGCCATATAAATTACCTCCTGCATTACTTAACAGAACCATACCGGAAGCCGCGCTCTGCGGCCCCCTGCTTGAACCATGCGATGTCCTCCGGGGTAAACTCCACCCAGAAGGAATAGCGTTTGCGGGCCGGTGCGGCGGGCTGTGCGAACTGCTGCAGAACCTCACAATCCAGCCGACCGGAAGCCGTGACAAAGGCATTGCTCTGTGCGGTCTGCCGGGCTTCCTCCCGCACCTGCCGTTCCTCTTCCGAAGGCGGGGCGGTGACCGGTGCGGCGGCTTTTGCCCGCTCTGCGGCCTGCCGCCGGGCTTCGGCCTCGGCCTGTGCGGCGCGGGCATCCTGCCGACGCTGGTGCTCGTGCAGGGCGTCGTTGACGCTGAACGCCCGCAGGTATTCGGTGGTGCAGGCTTCGGCGTCATCGCCGCAGGTGTCCCGGATCAGGCGCAGTTCTTCCCGCCGGGTCTCCACCGCCAGGCGCAGCTCCTTGGACGCTCTGGCAAGGTCAAAGGTCTTGTTCAGCCACTGGGACACCAGCAGCCGGTCAAAAGAGATGAGCGGTTCCAGCTCCCCGATGCAGTCCCGGTAGACCAGCCGCAGGGAGGACGCTTTTTCCTCCCGCTCGGCCTGCTCCACGGCCTTGACCTGCTGGTCAATGGCCCCGGACACCTGCTTGCACTGGGCCTGCATGGCCTTGATGCGCTGGCCAAAGGCTTCCAGCGGGTCGGTATAGAGCTTCTTCGCGGCCCGCAGAGCGTCGCCCAGCTGCTTGTCCCACTTGTTGACGGCGGCCCGGTCGGCCTTGGCGTCCTTGATGGATTCCGGCGTGTACACCCGGCCGGTGTAGGCGGCCAGAAGCTCGTCCAAATTTTTCTGGACTTCTTCCTCATTCCAGCTCATGGCCGGAATGACCGGGCGTTCCACCCGGACAGTCAGTTCATTCGTCATCTTCGTCTTTCTCCTGTTCCGCCGCTTCCTGTGCGGCCTGCTGTTCGTTGGTCAGGAAATAATAACCATCCGGCGGCTCCAGCGGCGGGCCGTAGCCGTCCAGGGCAAGGTCATACATCGGGTTCATCAGGCGGCACCTCCGTCGTAGCCCTCCGGCTGGCGGCAGAGCAATGCGGCTTCCTGCCGGATGCTATTCAGCGTGTTGCAGATGTACTGGAAGGTGTTTTCCAGGTCCTCACCCGTCAGGCGGGAATAGCTGCCCTTGCAGCTGTTCCAGATGGCAAGCATTGCCTCCGGGCAGTGATTGGCGGTTTCAAAGTCGGTCTGTCCAAGGTCGTCCATCCGGCTGGTCATGGCCTTCATCCGGCGTTCCAGCTGGGCGCTGTTCTTTTTCAGGCGGTCGTTCTCTTCCTGCAATTCCCGGTTGCGGGCATCCGCAAGGCCCCACGCCTTTTCTGCGGCACGGCGGTCCACCTCTTCTTCGTCCACAACGCCTGCAATGGGCTGGTGCTTTAAGGCGTCCTCGGCTTTGTGGGCGCGGGCCTCGGCTTGCTCCTTCTCGGCATTCAGCCGGGCGTTCTGCTCGGTCAGGCCCTGCACGTCGGCCATGGCGGCGGTCAGACTGCCCTCAGCCGTGTCGGCACGGTTCTCGGCATCCATACGGGCTTTCTTGCTGGCTTCGTACTCCCGGAGCAGGCGGCCCTTCTCGTCCAGTAGGGCATCGTTCTGGCTGATCTCGTGGTCAAGGTCCGCCTGGGTCTTGGCGAGCTCGTCCTCTTTGGCTTTGAGCTGAGCCATGACCTCCTGGTACTCTTTGTAAGTAGTGATATCGCCGGTAAACACGGCCTGTTTGACCTCTTCCGGGGTGGACGGCTTGGCGGCTGCATACAGCAGCTTCATGGGCTGTACATCAAAAATCGACTTGCCCTCTAACTGGATGTTGCCGAACTGTTCGGCAACTCTCACCATGTTGTCGCCGGTGTCCCGGCTGATGCCGACGGCGGCGCACCACTTGCCCCAGCTGCCTTTGTAGTGATTGGCTGTCAGGTCGTGGGCGTGCTTGGCTGCCATGATGCGTGCCATGTTGCCGGTGATGAAGGTCTGTGCATCCTGCAACAGCAGGGCGTTGGTCTGGTCATCTGCACCAAAATCAAAGCTGGGTGCAGCGGGCTTGTCCTCGGCTGTGGCCGCTGGGGAAGCGGCCTGTGCGGGCACCACCGCCGTTTCCTCCACCGGGTCGATGGGGGCATTTTTGCAGGGCTGAGCGTTCTGCAGAGCGCTCTTCAGGATATAGTCCACCTCGTAGTCCTCCAGCGCCTGGAACTGCGACGGATCCGACAGGAAGTCCTCCGGGGTGAGCAGCTTATCATATTCGTGGTTCAGGTTGTACTTCTTGGCCAGCAGGTGGCTTTCCTTCCAGATGCTGCGTCCCTCGTCCCAGAACCAGAACCGGCCGCCGTGGTAGGCGTACAGCCGGTCGTTCGCCAGCTTCTTGCTGATCATATCCATTTGCATTTCCTCCGAAAATGTGTTATCCTTCGGGGTGATGGGGCTTGCAAATTCCATCACTCTTTTGGCTCGTCCGTGCTGCGAACACGGGCGGGCCTTTTTGTTGTGCGGGGCAGGCTGTCCACCTCGCTGCGCGGGATGAGCTCCCGCTGGCAAATGTACTTGACGTGCTGCCTGCCGTCCTTGAGCCAGTGGCAGACGGAAGCGGCAAAACTGTTGGCGCTGGCGTAGCCCAGCCGCCGGGCGCACATGGCAGCCGTGCCGCTGGCCAGCAGGTCACCGCTCTTGGCGTCCCAGACCGTATACCAAAAGGCATTGTTGACAAAGTCAGCCATGGGGGATGTCCTCCATGAGCCGCAGCACACCTTCCAAGTCCTCAAGCACAAGAACATAGACCTCAATTCGTGCTTCGAGCTTGTAAAGCTCAGACGCCCAGCGGGTCGTTGTCATAGCATTGCTGTCTTGCTGGCAGAGCTGCCCGTACTTCTGCTGCAGGCTCTCGACGTACTCCTTGGCGGTCATGCGTCGGCCTCCTTTGTGAGCTTAAGGACACGGTCGAGGATTCTGCCCTGTGCCTCAAGCGTCCGGACAGTGCACTTAAGCGCCCAAATTTCGGCGTCCAGCAGCTTGTCCTTTGCGTAGAGCGCCAGAGTGTACAGCAGGTTGATGAGCTTCTTTTTCAGCATCAGCCCACCTTCTTCCGGCTCTTCACGGTATTCTGGGGCTCCTTGTGGACTTTCCGGCGGGCCTGCTCCTCGGCGTCCTGCACGGCAAAGCTGATGCGCATCAGGGCAAGGGCAGCCAGAATGAGCACCATGGCGGTGGTGAACTCGCCGTCGGTGATCGTGCCGCCCAGCTGGGCCCCGCCCTCGATGCCCATAGCATACAGCAGGCCTGCGCCCAGACTGGCGGCTGCCAGCACCTGCAAAACGGTAGATTTAATCTTCATCGTCGTCCTCCTCTTTCAGCGCGCGGATCGTGTTGTAGAGCAGTCCAGACACCCAGCCCATCTGCCGCTCAAAATCGTCCGGGAAATAGCTCTTCAGAATCTGGGCGATTGCGCACACCAGAAGATGTAGCACGTCGCTGGGGCCACCTTCGACCTTGATGGTCGATTTTTCGCTGTTGATGTAAAGTTTTGCCTTCATATTCATGCTCCTTTCTCAACCTTCGGGAAGAAATACTCCCCGATCTGCTCCTGCGGGATGTGAAGCGCGCGGCAGATGCCGTCGATCTCTTCCCAGTTCCATGTGCCGCAGCTCTCCGGCGCGGCAAAGCGCTTGCGCAGCGTGCGGGGCACGATGCCCGCCTTTGCGGCCAGCTCATCCGTGGTGATGTCCTGATCTTCGGCCAGCCGCCGGAGTTTCAGAAACTGTTTCTTTGCCATGGGTCAGTCCTCCTTTTCCTGACGGCCTTCAATGATGGCGGAGAGTGCAGCGTTGAATTCGCGCTCTGCCTTCTTGGGCTCGTAGTGGCCGTTCAGCACCTGGGAAATGTATTTTGGGTTCTTTCCCAGCTGTGCGGCCAGCTCTTTGCCGGTGACACCGGCGTTGTGCATTTTTCCAACAAGCTCACCTGTCCATTGTGCAGGCATACAATTCTAACCTCCTTCAACTTAAAAACTTGACTTTGGTTAGAATTTGCGGTAAGATGATGGTGCTAACAATTATCCAGCGCAAATTCTAGCCTGAGCCATTCAGTTGATTCCGGGCTTGTTTGCTAACCAGATTCAACTGTGACACTATGATATCTGAATTTGGTTAGAAAGTCAATGAATTTTTCTGAATTTGGTTAGATTTGGCGCTCTGCACAAAAAGGGGCGTTGAAAATTGTGTTTTATGACGTATACAGTGAACTGTGCCAGGAAAAGGGCGTGAGCTGCAGTCGTGCCGCAAAAGAAATTGGTCTGAGTAACTCGACCGTCACGAAATGGAAGAATACCGGGGCTGTTCCTTCTGGCGATACCCTCGCGAAGGTTGCGGCCTACTTCGGAGTGTCGGTGAATGACCTGATTGGCGAACAAAAAAGCCCCGCCGGGCGTACCGGTGGGGTTTCGGAGGATGATATTAAGTTTGCTCTCTTTGGCGGTGGCCCTGTGACAGATGCCCAGTATGAAGAGGTCAAGCAGTTCGTCCGGTTCATAAAGGAGCGGGATGCAAATGGGAACAAGGGCTGACTTTTATAAAGTTGCGGCCGAAAATCATGTGGAAGTCTTGCGCTATCCAATGCCGATCATTGGCAGTATGTCAACGGAGGTCAATGGGGCGTGTTATATTGGGCTGGACAACTCCAAGCCCTGCACTTATGCAGAAGAGCAGGCACGCATCGGGCATGAGCTCGGCCATTGCCTGTATGGCGGATTTTATTCCATGGCCACTCCGTTTGACATTGTGGAACGGCATGAGGTGCGGGCAGATCACTGGTATATCCGGCACGCGATCCCAAAGCAGGTCTTGTTTGATCTGTTGAAGCAGGGCCGTGATGCCGATGAAATTGCGGAGATCTTGGACACGACGGAGGAATATGTCCGGCGTGCTTACTACTATTACAAGGAAAACCCCAATGTGGCGGATGAGGAATACCGCAGGGAAGAGGTGGATTATGAGCCTTTTTAATTGGATGAAAAAAGCAGTTAAAGTGGTGGACAAGATGGCAACGGAAGCGGCAGAGAAGCCGGACATAGAAAAGCCTCGCAAGACGATGTCAACCGTACCAAATCCAGACAATAACTCGTACCTCGAACGGTGGAACAATCGGAAACCTCCGGAATTCATAGAGCTGGAAATGCCAGAACTTGCGTTCCAAAGCCGTTTTGATTTTTCAAAAGTTCGTGGCTTTGATTTTGGCATGGAAAACAATCAGATTTCTATCTTCATTGATGGAAAAAATCAGATGATTGCGCGAGAAGATATCTCAAGCATGAACGTTTTCCTGAATCAAGGACACATGGATGATTCAGATGTTCCGTTGTTCAAAATCCTTGAAGAAAGCATCCGGTTTGAACCCTCCTTGTCAGGGATGGATGATTACACCAGATTGATTATTTTGCCACTTACACCAACCGGAAAGAAACCGAAATATCCGTTGGAGATGAAAGTTTGTCTGCTCTCACAAGACGAGCATTGGAAGATATTGCAGAATACTGGCAAGGAAATATTTGGAGATATTTGGTATTTAAACGATGGAAAAATCGGAAAAGCAAGGATAATTTGCTGGAACTATGCCGGAAGAAACAGCCGGTGCTATATTTTTCAAATCCGCCGAGGTGAGA